GAAGAAGGTAAACCATCTGATTACATGGCTGAAGTTCAAAAATTCTCAGGAAAGTTAGGGCAAGCGTTAAGAGATGTAAAAGTTAAAATGGAAAGTGACGATATCAAATACGTCATTAACATGGTACTCTCAGCTGTCGATCTAAACAAATTAGATGAAGAAGACAGAGAAGAGATCGCCGAAAGATTTGAACCAAACGAAGATGATGGGTTAGATTCAGTGGATGATGCACCTATGGGTGACGAACCAATGGGTGACGAAGAATCTCCTGAAGTTGAAGACGAATTGGGTGAAATCATGGATAAATTAGAAAGTTTTGTGAACACACCTGTTGAGAGTATGGTTGATACATCGGATCTCGAAGAAGATGACTCAGTATTAGACATGGCAGATGATCTTGGATCGGAAGAACATAGTGATGAGTTAGAGGATATCGAAGAAATTGATTTAGATGAGATCAAAAGTCAAATTAACAAACATGTAGACGAAACTTTGAGTAAGTATTTCAAGTAAACACATGAGATTGATATATGTCAACGAAATCGGTTCGGATTATAAAGGTCAAAAACAATACGAGTTCATCTTTAGTGAACAAGTTGAGTTTGATATTGATGAGTGGTTACATATCCCCGCATCTACCTATCCTGATTCTTTATCTCCCGATTTAGAGTATATCGATTTAGTTGTTATCTTAAAAAATTCAGACATCGTATTAGATTTAGTTCAAAACTCCGATTATTTCGGAGTTATTGATGCTGTTGATGGGGTTATCTCATTAGCATGGGAAAAATTTGATATCGAAAATGAGGATGAGAGACTCACATTCTCCTTTGGGGAAAAATATGAGAAGGTTTTAGAGAAAGTCGAACAACGTGGTCATCAACTAATAAATGAAGATTTAAATTTTAAAATAGGATCATGAAAAGAAAAGAAATTATTCATAGTCTATTGAAGGAGGGGTTTACAGAAAAATTCCTTTCTAAATTAACAGATAGACAAATTACAGATCTTTCAGAGCGTGTATTATCCGAGGCAACTTTTGAGGTTTCCGCAGAAAAAATAGACACAATAAAAGGTAAAGTTGGTCCTGATGATGTTGTAAAAGTATCTGAGGAAGAAACCAACGAGGAATCTTCACCCAAACAACAGGCGGCAATCGCAATCTCTAAAAAAGAGAAAAAGAAAGAAGGTGAAATTAATGAGTGGGTTGAGGGTTTAGTTAAAACAAATTACCACCCTGAAGTCACCACTAAAAAAGAGATTTATGAAATGATTGGTTCATTAAGTGATAGTGCCGACAATTTAGTTGACGCAAAAAATATGTTTAGTGTGGATGAACAATCACCATCACCGTCAAAACCTGACACCGATGCCCCTGTAAGGGAGAAACCCACAACTAAACCAAACAAACCTAGTAGAGAGAATCCTTTTCAACCGAAACATCAACCGAAACCAAAGGCCAAACTACCTAAATCTTTAGAGTTCAAAACTTTAATGAGTTTAAATGAAAGAAGATCATGAAACTTACAAAGGAATATATTTTAGAAACAATCAAAAACAAAATATCGGAGATGCCAATGGATTATGGTGACGCACCAGAAAGAGTTGAGAGAGGGTTAGAAGATAAATTAGCTAACAAAGAAACACCGTACAAGGACAATCCCGCATTTCCTGAACAAGCACCTGAAGGTGTTGCTTCCAATTGGGAGGAATTGTTGGCTTCAGAGAGATTCAGAAAGGTTGTTGAGAAGGTAAAACAATACACGGGATTCGAAGGAAATGTGACGGATCAGAATTCATTAAGACAATTAATGGGGTCCATGCAACAAATGTTGATGGGTGTGTTACAATTTGAATCTCAAAACAAAGAATACTTAGAAAATCTTGCAGTTGAGTTAGTTAAAAAAGAAATGGCAATACCTGAAGGGTCTTTACAATTCGATGCTAAGTTAGTATCAATGGGTGGGATAGACGCAGAAGGATTCCAAACACAATCTGAGAATCCATCGGAGGAAGAGGTCGAACAACAGTTCGGTGTTAATCCTGAGGAAGCAGAAGAGGATATTGAAGAGTTCATGACTGCGATGGAATCGTTTGATGCGGAAACCGCAAAAAGACGTTTTATTAATGCTTTAATTCAAGGATCATCTAAAAAAGGACATTATATGTTCGAATTAGTTGCAAATGAATTAAACGAACGTAATCCGGATATCGTAACCAAATACGGAATCTTAATGTCTGTTAATGATCTTTTATATTGGGTTTTACCTGAGGGAGTGATTGAACAGGGAATGCAAGGTGGTAGTTTCGCAGGAAAAGAAGAGGTTGATACTCAAACCGATCCACCAACTATTAAGGCAAGGGCGGTATTTTTCCCGGCACTAATTCATGAACTAATTAAAGGTGTTATGGAAGTACTCGGGACTCAAGGTTTACCTGATGATCCAAGATCTGCGGAAATGGTGATGAACGTCACAGATACCTTACCCGCCGAAATTTGGGACTTAAGATTAGGTCCTGTTATTTGGGAGAAATTTAGGGCGGCATATCCTGAAGAGTTATATGATGACGACATGAGACATGTACAGAATTACTTGTTTTCAAGATTCGCAGCATTACCAACAAAAGACTTTTTTAAAGTTTCTAGAGAAATTTTGAAAGGAACCGATTTAGGGAGAAATATCCTGAAGAACATGGTCACACAAATTGTCACTGATCTTAAAAGAGAAGATTACGAAGAAGACCAATATAATAGAGAAATGGAGGATAACCCAATCGATGGGTTTAATGATTTCTTAGGATCTTTAGGTATTAATTTATCTAATGATGACGATGACGGGGACGACGACCCCGTTGTATAATATCTAAAGTGGTCGAATTCGACCACTTTTTTTGTATTTATAATATATGGATCAAAAAACACAAAGGTTATTACAACTTAAGGAATATGCACGTATTCTGAAGGATACTCCATACGCGTTAAAGACATATCTCCAAACATACGATAACACACAAAAGAAATATGTTCCTTTAGAATTGTTTCCTGATCAAATTGAATTGATCAATGATTACGATACCTATAATGAAAATATAACACGTAAGTATAGGCAGGCAGGGGTTTCCACGGTTACCGCTGCATGGTTATCTAAAAAAATACAGGTGGCGAGTCCTACAGAACCTGAAAGGATTTTGATCATTGCGAACAAACGTGACACCGCAATTGAAATGGCGAATAAGATTCGTGGTTTCTTAGACCAATGGCCCGAATGGATAAATGTTGGGTTTTCACCCGATAAAAACTCGGAGAGTCGATTCAGGATGAATAATGGATCTGAGGTTAAAGCTGTCGCCACATCCGCGGATGCACTTCGTGGATTCACACCTACGGTACTAGTATTTGACGAAGCCGCATATATTGAAGCGGGGGAAGATTTTTGGGCGGCATGTATGGCGTCTCTATCGACGGGTGGTAAGGTTATCCTTATCTCAACACCTAACGGATACGACCCAATTTATTATGGTGTGTACGAACAGGCATTAAGAGGGATGAATGACTTTAAAATCACCGACTTAAGATGGTTTAAGGATCCACGTTATGCTAGTGACCTTAAGTGGTTAAAAGTTGATGAGATCACACATTATATGTTAAATCGTGATCAATATAACGATGAAGAAATAACTTTAGAAGAGGGTTGGGAGAATTATGTCGAACTAATGGAAAATGGGTACAAACCGTATTCCACGTGGTTCGAAAATATGGCCAAGAAATTTAAATACGATAAAAGAAAAATCGCACAGGAATTAGAGTGTGACTTCTTAGGTTCGGGTGATGGTGTTATACCTAACGACATTCAAGAAAAAATTCGAAAAAATATGATTAAAGAACCCATAGAAAAGTACATGCAAGGTACACTATGGGTTTGGAAAGAACCTATTGAAAATCATAGATATATTATGGGTGTGGATGTTTCTCGTGGTGATAGTGCGGATGCGTCTTCAATTTGTATAATTGACTTTGATGAAAGGGAACAGGTATTAGAATATATCGGTAAAATACCCCCCGATGATTTGGCGTCTGTAGTGTATAAGTGGGCAACATTATATAGTTGTTTTGTTGTAACAGATATTACGGGTGGTATGGGGATTGCCACATCTAGAAAATTACAGGAAATGAATTATAAAGACCAATATATTGATGGGGTAAACTCCATGAATATGTGGGAATATAATAAAAAGGCTCAGGATAAAATACCCGGAATAAGTTTTAACAATAAGAGGACACAAATTGTTGCGGCTTTTGAAGAACAACTAAGACATGGATTTATTGTAAGATCCGCCAGGTTGTTAAATGAGTTAAACACTTTTGTTTACGTAAATGGTAGACCCGATCACATGAAAGGTGCTCACGATGATGCAATTATGGCGATGGCAATGGCGATGTATGTCGGTGATGTTTGTTTTACTCAATTGAGAAGAAATGAGGATGCCAACAAGGCGATGTTAGATTCATGGGTCATGGCGGAAAGAACTTACGAAACTAGTAAGTCTTTCTATTCACATGGTACCGCATTTGACGCTATTGGATCGATGGGAATGGATCAACAGACACACGCACATAATAACCCAACTTTTTCAAAACAACAATACCAAGAATATAACTGGTTATTCGGTTCAAAACGAAAACGAGTTTAAGTTCTTAATAATTTTACGTATATTGTAATGTATAATATTTATTAATATGGCAAAACAAGATTTAACAGTTTATCAAAGGTTAACAAAGGTATTTGGTTTCGGTGCAGAAAGACCGTCAGCCGGTCCTACGTCATATCGTTTTGATAAAGATCAACTGTTAAAAACAGACAGTAGAGAGGACTACGAGAGAGAGTTACTCCAAGCAAAACAAACATCATACGTTGCCGATAAATGGGCTAAGTTAGATCAATCACTATATAACCAATCAGTATATTACGAACCAAATAGGTTAGCGGCATACTACGATTATGAATCAATGGAATTTACACCGGAGATTTCTGCATCTTTAGACATATATGCCGAGGAATCAACGACGTTATCTGAAAAGGGTCAGATCCTAACAATTTATTCGGAGTCAAAAAGAGTTAAAAATGTTTTAGAAGATCTTTTCTACAATGTACTTGATATTAATACTAACCTACAAATGTGGTGTAGAGGTTTATCAAAGTATGGTGACAATTTTGTTTACCTAAAGATTGACCCTAACAAGGGTGTTGTTGGATGTCAACAACTACCCAACATAGAAATCGAAAGACAGGAAGGTGCCGCATCACACGTACATAAAGGTGATATGGCGGATAAAATGCCAAGTAGAGAGTTAAGATTTACATGGAAGAATAAAGACATGGAATTCCAAGCGTGGGAAGTCGCTCACTTTAGATTACTAGGTGACGATAGAAAACTTCCGTATGGAACTTCTATGTTAGATAAAGTAAGACGTATTTGGAAACAATTACTTCTTGCAGAAGATGCGATGTTAATCTACAGAACCTCTAGAGCACCTGAAAGAAGAGTCTTTAAAGTATTCGTGGGTAACATGGATGACAAAGACATCGAATCATACGTACAACGTGTAGCAAACAAGTTTAAGAGAGATCAGATTGTGGATCAAAGAAATGGACAAGTAGATATGAGATACAACCAAATGGCGGTAGATCAAGATTACTTTATCCCTGTTAGAGATCCGGGTCAATCATCTCCAATCGAGACATTACCGGGAGCACAAAACTTAGGTGAGATCGCAGATATCGAGTACATCCAAAAGAAATTATTGGCAGCACTTAGAATTCCTAAGGCGTTCTTAGGTTTTGAGGAGATTGTGGGTGAAGGTAAGAGTTTGGCTTTGATGGATATTCGTTTCGCGAGAACCATCAACAGAATCCAAAAATCCCTCATCCAAGAATTAAATAAAATCGCATTAGTACACTTGTATTTGATGGGATTAGAAGATGAATTGAATAACTTCTCATTATCTCTTACGAACCCATCCGCACAATCAGATCTTCTTAAGATCGAACAATGGAAAGAGAAAATTACACTTTATAAAGACGCCACATCTGATCAATCTCAAATCGGTATTCAACCAGTGTCACACACATGGGCCAAAAAGAATATTTTAGGTATGAGTGATAATGAAGTGGTATTGGATCTACAACAACAGAGACTTGAGAGAGCAATGGGATTTGAATTAACAAACACTCAATTGGTCATTAAACGTTCAGGTGTGTTTGATGAAGTAGATAAAAAGTACGGTATTCCTGAAGGTGAAAGACAAGAATTGGAATCCGGTGGAGTTGAGGGGGAATCCCCTGACGGAGGTATGGGAGGAGACATGGGATCTCCACCGCCACCACCAGTAGGTGATGAGGGACCATTGAGTGAATCCACTAAGAAATCTAAAATTTTAGGTATGTTAGGTGACTCTGAAAAAAGTTTCGATGAATTATTTGACATCGATAAGGCCCAACGTAATATTTATGAAATAGAAAATAAACTAAAAGACATTATAAACGAATAACAATGGTAAAGTTTGGTGATATTAAATTAAAGGTATTAAAGAGATTAACAGAATCTTATGGTACTAAAAATTTTAAAAAGGAATTAAAATTGGTTTTTACACCTATAATGGAGAACCCTATATTGAAGGAATTATATTCATTATATGAAGAGTTGGAGACAAAAACATTTGAGACAAAAGAAATTGCAGATCTCTATGTGGAAGAGTTGGCCACAATCCTAAAAAATAAAACTAATGAAATCCAAACTGAGTTGTTGGAAATCAGTAACTACCTAACTGATGTTGTGGTAGAGAATAATGATCTTTATTCTGCAATCGATACTTTATGTGAATCTGATAGATTAAATAATATCGATAAGAGAGTACGTTCTAAATCAATGTTGATCGGTCATTTAATTTCTGAGAAGGTAATTGAAACACCTATTAATGTCTCAGTAAACGAGGGATTGTTAAATGCGGTATTGGTCGATGATTTTAATGCGTTATTCGAATCACAATTAGACCCAAAACAAAAAGAGGGGTTACAAAGAATAATCTCATTAACTTCTGATGAGTTAACATCAGAATTCATGTCTCTTAGAGAAAGTGTTTACGATAAAGTTAATGGATTGATCTCAGAAGATACCGATACCAACGAAAAGGTTGAGAAGGTTAGATCTGAGGTTTCACTAATGTCACCTAGCCGATATAATGTATATCGACTTATGGACTTAGATGAGGGTTTGAGTTAAGACTCTGAATCCTCTTTTAATTTTTGAATGTATTGGGCTTTTTGTTTTTGAAGTCTTTTCTTGACTGAGGGTTTCGTAAACTCTTTTTGTTTAAACAACATTTGTTGTTGTTTTACTGACCTTACTTTTCTTTTAAGTTTTTTAAGTGCGGCTTCGATACCACCCTTGTCGTTGTTCACGTGTACTATTAACATATTTTTACCTTT